AAAAGGATTTAGTGCTAAGAAAGTTTCTAAAAACGTTAAGAAAAAATAATGTCTAATGGCTACTTCAGGAACTACAACATTCGATCTAGACATAGATGATATTATTGAAGAAGCCTATGAACGTTGCGGTGTAAGAACTAACAGCGGATACAATATAAAATCAGCAAGACGAAGTTTAAACATTTTATTTTCCGAATGGGGAAATAGAGGTGTTCATCTTTGGAAAGTTGTTCTTAAAGAACAGTTACTTACTGCTGGTACATCAACCTATAATACGCCTCAAGACTGTAGTGATGTATTAGAAGCTTACGTATCTACTGCTCAAACAATAACTCAAACAACAAACGATATTTCATTAGATAAAATTGATAGATCTGCTTATGCAGCTCTTCCTAATAAAGGACAACAAGGACAACCTTCACAATACTATGTTAATCGTCAGGTTAATCCAACAATCAGTTTATATTTAACACCAGATTGTGCACAATATATTTATTTAAAATATTATTATATTAGCAGAATTCAAGATGCAGGTGCATATAGTGATCAAGCAAATGTACCTTATAGATTTTTACCATGTATGATTTCAGGACTTGCATATTATCTTGGGCAAAAAGTTGCACCAGATAGAGTTCAAGGATTAAAATTAATATATGAGGATGAATTACAAAGAGCTTTAGAAGAAGATTCTCAAAGAACAAGCTCTTATATTTCACCTTATTCTTACTTTGGAGATGGAATTTAATGGCATTCGCAAGAGGTAAAAGATCACTAGCTATTTCTGATAGATCAGGAATGCAATTTCCATATGTGGAAATGAAAAGAGAATGGAATGGTTCTTTTGTACATTTTAGTGAATACGAACCAAAACAACCTCAATTAGATCCAAGACACCATAAAGCAGATCCACAAGGATTAAAAAACGCTAGAGCAGATACTGTTCCAGGCGGTGGTTGTCTTGTATTATTAGATTTATATTTTTGGCCTGGACAATTTATTTCAGATGGTATGCAACCTGGAATAAGTGGGGATGTAATTAATGCAGCTAGACAAGCATACTCTAGTGTTGGAGATGTAACTATAAATATAACATGACATACGCAGAATTATTATCAAATATAAGAAATTATACAGAAGTAGATTCATCAGTTTTAACTGATGGTGTTTGTGATGTATTTATTAAAAATTCCGAATATAAAATATTTAGAGAAGCTGATTCTGATTATTCAAGAGAATATGCAACATCAAGTTTTAATTCTGGCAATAAATATTTATTATTACCAGACGATAATACAGATGAAGGATCAACTACTGTTAGAAGAGCGTTCATAGTAAGATCTGTAGTTGTAACAAATACTTCATCAGCTCAAATATCACTAGAACCTAGAGATGACACTTTTATTACTGAATATAATAGCTCTGGAACAAGTGGTTTTCCTAAGTATTATTCAATGTATAAGGAAAATGCTATTCAAGTTGCCCCTATACCAAATAGTAACTATGTAGTTACATTAGATTATGTATATACACCTGATAATTTAAGCTCAACAAACACTAATACTTATATCAGTCAAAATGCACCAGAATTATTGTTATATGCTTGTTTAGTAGAAGCCTTTGCATATTTAAAAGGACCGATGGATATGTACAAACTATACCAAGACAAGTATAATACAGCATTACAAGGATTTGCGTTAGAACAAACAGGTAGAAGACGCAGAGACGAGTTTCAAGATGGTGTGTTACGAATTAAAATTAATTCACCATCACCATAATAACTATAAGGAGTACAATATATGGCAATAACACAAGCAGTGTGCAACACATTTAAGTCAGAACTTTTAGGTGCAGTACACGATTTCGATTCAGGTTCAGGACAAGCTTTTAAATTAGCATTATATACATCAGCGGCTAACTTATCAGCAGCTACTACAGCTTATACATCTTCAGGAGAAGTTGCTAACTCAGGACAATATACAGCGACTGGTGGAATTTTACAGAGTCAACAAGTATCACTTGATGGTTCTGTTGGTATAGTAGATTTTGCAGATTTATCTTTTACAGGAGTTACGTTAACAGCTAGAGGAGCTTTAATTTATAATACATCAGCTTCTGACAAAGCAGTTTGCGTACTAGATTTTGGCTCTGACAAAACAGCAACATCAGGAACGTTTACAATCGTATTTCCAGCATTTACATCAGCAGCAGCTATATTAAGAATCGCATAATTTTAGGAGGGCCAGGTGGCAGATATTACAGTAGAAGTAACGTCACCTGGTACTCTTACCACGTGGGGAATCTCTTCTTGGGGATCTTCAGCATGGGGACAAATTTCAGGATTAAGTTCTGAACAAAGTAGTGCAGATATTTTAATAGATGTATCTTCTGATATCACTGGACAACAATTAAATTCTACAGTTAATATAGTTTCTATAACTGCAGATGTAATATTAACTTTAGACACTAATTTACTTACAACTTTTGTTGGAGATTTAACAGCAGGACAAAGTCAAGAAGTAGAAGTGACTTCTCCTGGTGATTTACCTTGGGGTTCAGAAGCGTGGGGTTATGGTTCGTGGGGAAATATTGGAGGAATGGATATTTCTATTGGAGCTGATACTGTTCTTACACCTTCAGTAGAAGTAGATGTTATTGGCAATCAATTAAATACTACTACTGGAACTTTTTCAATTACAGGAGATGCTAGTCTTGATTTAACTGGAATAAGTTCCGTTACAACTACTGGAACAGTCACTGCCCAAATAGATTTTGATGCATCTGTTACAGGACAATCTATAACAACTACAGTAGAAACAGTTTCTGTTACAGCTGATGCTAATATAGACGTAAATGGAAGCTCATTAACAATATTATTAGGAGATGCAGAAGAGCAGATTACAGTTGACGTATTTTTAACTGGAAATGCAATTTCTATAGATCTAGGATCTGCTGAATTAGACGCAAATACATTAGCAAATGTAACTTCAGTATCTTCAAGTACTACTATAAATTCAGTGTCTATAATTATAGACGTAGCCCCAGCTATTACTGGTTTACAAATAACATCAAATGTTGGAAGAGTATTCATAAGTGCATGGGCAGTCGTAGATATTGGTATAACTAACAATTGGGCAGTTGTTGACATAGCGGCTTAATCAAACTAAAATTAGGTATTATTACAAATTTAAAACAAATTTATGGCTTCTAGTTATTCTACAGATCTTAAACTTGAGTTAATGGTAACGGGTGAAAACTCGGGTACTTGGGGAGATAAAACTAATACAAATTTAAACTTATTACAACAAGCTATTGCTGGTTATCAAGCAATTGCTCTTACATCTACAAATACAACATTAGCAATGTCTAATGCAACTATTTCTGATGCTAGAAATGCTGTTATTAAATTTACAGGAACAATAGCTGCTAACACTACTATTTTTGTAGATTCAGGAATTGAAAAAACGTATACTATAGAAAATGCAACGGTAGGTGCTTTTACACTTGCTTTAAATCAAGTTGGTGGAGCTTCTGTTATTTGGGCAGCTACTGATAAATCTGTTAAACAAATTTATTTAAATGGAACAGATGCAGTTGATACTGGTTTAATAAGTGCAACTGGAGTTGCTACATTAACTAATAAAACTTTAACAACGCCAACATTAACCTCTCCAATTATTGATGTAATTGATGATAGTAATGGTAATGAAGAAATTAAATTTACAACAACTGCTTCGGCGGTAAATGAATTAACTGTTGCTAACGCTGCTACAGGAAATGCTCCTGAAATTTCATCAACAGGGGATGATACAAATATTGATATTAAAATTACTCCAAAAGGAACTGGTAAAGTAGTTTTAGATGGAATTAAATATCCAGCCACAGACGGATCTGCTGGACAAGTTTTATCTACAGATGGTTCTGGTAATTTATCTTTTACAACTATTGAATCTAGTCCAACAAATTTACAAACATCTTTACCTTTAGCATCTGGTAAATCAACTACAGTTAGAACAGCAGTTTCCATATCTAAAGGAACTGGAGAAGTCGGAGCGTATCCTGTTCTTAATACTTTATCTTCAACAATTTATGTAAACGGAACTACTTTTACAGTTTATCCAAGTACTGACGGAACTACTGGTATAATGAATACCAGTGTTAGTCCTTCACAAATATTTTTCAGAGGAGTGTATACTCCACATAATGGTACTCCAGTTATAGGAAACACAAGTGTTGTTTATTCTACTCCTGGTAGATCCTATGGAACTCAACAATCTACCTTTGCTAGTATAAAACCTTTTAATTCTGCTTCTTTTTTAATACAAGTAACTGGATATAGTATTGATGGAGAGCAAGGACAACAATCCCGAGGTAATGGCTATAAAGGATTTACAGTTAACACTAGTGGGCTTCTTACAACTACCAACGAACAGGGTTTTGGTAGTGGTGGAGACGGTAATGCTGTAGCAAATAATAGTATAGCAATGAGAGGAACAGAATCAGGTCAAAGTCCTAGTATTCTTACACTAGCTAGTGTAACACAATTGACAAATACTGGAGATACAACTGACGTTATTAGAATGAATACTGGTGGAAACATAATGGATTATGGATTTATAAATAATAATATTTATTTTCCAACAAATACTAGTTGTATTTTTACAACTGTAAGTGCTACTACGTCTGGAGCAGCTTTTACAACACCAGTAACTTTAAGTATTGCAGCTAACGTTTATAATAATACTATAACTTGGTCTAAAATTGGTAATTTAAGATGGATGGCAAACTATCAAAATGCAACTACATTAGCTCGAGAGTTAGCTGTTTACGATGTAAATGCAACAACGTTTGTGTACACTTCAGTACACTCCACTACAGCTAGCTATACAGGAACATGGAAATTCTTAGGATCACAAACTGATTATATAGATGCTAGTTACAATGCCACGATTGCAGTAACTCAATATTCTGCTGGTACAGGATATAATGTAAATACTCTTGGTGTAACTGCTAGTGGAATAATAACAGGATTTAACGTAGGTACGCCTATTGGAACAGCTGGTTTAGCTTATACAAATTATTACAATAATGGTAACGTATTTTTAGATACAAATTCTTCTGCTCAAGCAGTATTACAATTTTATCAAACATCAATGACATATAGAGATCTTTTTATAAACGCTGCTGCTACTGATTTATTTAATTATGCGGGAATAGCTGCTGCAAATGATTCAACTACCCCTGTTAATGTTATTCAAGGAGGTTCAATTGGTGGATATACAGGACTAGCAATTGGTAATGATATTTATACAAATTTTGATGGAACTTTAACAACATCTAATACTGGTATAAAAGTAGGATACGCTTTAACAAGTACTCAAATTTTAATGAGTGAGGTAGTTATATGATAGTAATTTTTACTAATTTAAATGATTGTAAAGAGTATGCAAAAAAGTTATTAGAAAAAACTGATTATGCAACTTTATCAGATGTACAACCTCTTATAACTAATTATAATGATATCATTACTTATCGTGAAAATATAAGAACGATTTATTTAAAACCACTCTATCAGTGCAGTTTTCCAGAAGAACCACAACCTATTTGGAATAATTCTTAGTATAGTAATTAACTAAGTCATTTAATAGTGTCTAATTATCTAGTATAATAGACATAATATGCCATTAAAAAAGATACCTTTACCTCCAGGCTTTGATAAAAATGATACAGCTTCTCAAGCAGAAGGTCGTTGGATTGATGGAGATAATGTCCGTTTTCAATATGGATCTCCTGAAAAAATAGGGGGTTGGTCACAGATTAGTACATCTACTTTAGTAGGTGTGGGCAGAGATATTCATTCTTTTTTTGATTTAACTAATAGACGTTACGTAGCCATTGGCACAAATAAAATATTATATGTTTATTTTGATGGTGCATTTTATGACATTACACCATTAGGAACAGCCTTAACAAGCTGTACTTATACATCAATTACAGGATCTACAACAGTTACAATTAATAAAGCAGGACATGGTTTATTAGTTGGAGACTTAATTAAATTTTCAAGTGTAACAACACCAGGACCAACTACAACAAGTTTTACATCTGCAAACTTTACAACTAATACTTTTGAAGTAAAAACAGTTCCAACCACTGGAACTTTTACTATTACCATGCCTGTTATAGAAACAGGAACAGGAGTTACTGCAGGTGGATCACTTACAACAACCCCTTATGTTACTGTTGGACCTCTTCTTTCTACATTTGGTTATGGATGGGGAGCAGGTACGTGGGGATTATCTACTTGGGGTACTCCAAGAACAAGTTCTAATACAGATATTGATGCAGGAAATTGGTCATTAGATAATTTTGGAGAATTATTAATTGCAACCATTAAAAATGGTTCTACTTACAAATGGGATCCAAATGCTGGTGCAGGAGTTGCAACACGTGCAACTATTATTGCAGGAAACCCAACCGCAACGGTATTAACAAGAGTTTCAGATCGAGACAGACATTTAGTTCATTTTGGAACTGAAACAATTATTGGAGATCCTACATCTCAAGATCCAATGTTTATAAGATTTTCTGATCAAGAAGATATTGAAATGTATGAGCCAACTTCTACAAACACAGCAGGAACATTTAGATTAGATAATGGTAGTAAAATTATAGCTGCAATTAAAGGTAAAGATTATATATTAGTTTTAACAGATGAAGCTGCTTATACGATGCAGTTTGTAGGACCTCCTTTTACATTTAGTATTCGTCAAGTTGGATCTAACTGCGGTTGTATTGGACAGCATGCAGCAATTTTCGTAGATGGTGCTGTATATTGGGTAGGGGACTCTGGTAATTTCTTTGTATTTGATGGAACGGTTAAAACACTTCCTTGTACAGTGGATGACTTTGTATTTACAACAAATGGAGATAGTTTGGGTCTTAATTTTATACAAGGAGATGTAGTATTTGCAGGACACAACAGTTTATTTAATGAAATTAATTGGTTTTATGTTAAGGCAAATTCTACAGAAATAGATAGAGTAGTTTCTTATAACTATGAAGATAAGGTATGGTCAACAGGTTCGCTTGCAAGAACAACTTATGAAGATGCTCACGTTTTTGAAAGACCTGTAGCAACTCAATACATTTCAACTTTAACTCCTACTACTCCAACAATTAATGGAGTAAGTAATGGAGGTAGTTATGTATTTGAACACGAAATAGGTGTTAATGAAGTATTAAATCTAACATCGGTTAATACTACAAGTGTTGCTATAACTTCTTATATAAGATCAGGAGACTTTGATCTTGATATAGACGGAGATGGTGAATATTTTATTAAAATTAGAAGATTTATTCCAGACTTTAAATATCTAGAAGGTAATACAAAAGTAACCTTGTTCTTTAAAGCGTACCCAGCAGATACAACCACAGCTAAGGGATTAACTACTATTGGTCCATTTACAATATCTTCAACAACAGATAAGATAGATACACGTGCAAGAGGAAGACTTGCTAGTATTAAAATTGAAAATGATGCAATAAATGATAACTGGCGTTATGGTGTATTTAGAGTAGATATACAACCAGACGGCAGAGGCGGAAGTACTCCACAAACATAATGGCTAAAATAAATCTTTATATACCAGAACCACCACAGGATTATACTGTGGAAAGTTTAAGACAAATTAATCAAGCATTAGAAACATTAAAAGACCAATTAAACTTTTCTTTTCAAGAAGAATTAAAACAAGAAGTAGAAAGAAACATTTGGTATAGTATGAGGTTTGGCTGCTAATGAGTTGTGATAATGTAAATGTTGGTAATGGTCAGTTAATTACAATCGGTGGTAATAACGTTGATGCATTTGGAAGATTAAGAGTTTCTAATCCACTTACAATCTTTGATAGTAAAAGTATTATGTCAAAGAATACTTTATTTGATGAATCTACTGCAAATGGTGGAAGTGTTACTTATACATCTAATAAATCTACAGTTAATTTAAATGTAACGGAGGCAGCGGGATCTAAAACAATAAGACAATCTAAAAGAGTTATGTCTTATCAACCAGGTAAGTCATTGCTTATTTTTAATACATTTGTAATGAATACTTTGACTGCAAATTTAAAACAAAAGGTTGGATTGTTTGATGCAAATAATGGAATATTTTTTACAGCAGATGGAACAACACTTAAAATAGTAAGAAGAACTTATACATCAGGTGCAGCAGTTGATACTGAAATATCACAATCTAGTTGGAATGGAGATAAG